CGCAGCGATCTACTCGCAGGCCCGTGCCCAGGGCGCGACGGCCGACCAGGCGTTTGACTTCACGACTCAGCAGGCGTTGCAGTTTTTGAATCGCCCCGTCGGCCGCGACCGGCGCGGCCGCGTCGTGCGGGCGAACGCCGGCATGAGCGAAGAGCAGACGAACCTCCTGGCGACCCGGATCGCCTCGCAGGGCCGGCGCGGTTTCCAGGATGAAATCGCCACGGCGCAGGCGCAGGGCGTGACCGGCGTCGAGGCGACCCAGCAGGCGATGGCGGCGACGCAAGAGGCGCTCGCGCGCGTGATGGCGCGGCTCGCGAAGGTCGAGGGCAACGCCCGGCGCCTTCAGCAAAATGGCGCACGGCTCGCCCGTCGAGCCGACGAGCAAGGGCCGACCGCCTTACTGAATGGGGGCCCGAATTGAGCGCCGTCCTCGTCATCAACTCGACCACGATCGACCGCGTCGCGACCCGGACGACGCTCCTGACGTGCCGGCCGTATGCCAAGGACGGCTACCCGATGTTGTCGTTCGCGCGGTCGATCGGCGCGCTGACGTCGGGCCCCGACCCGTGGGACGCGCAGCCCGTGACGCTCACGCAGGACGGTACGCTGATCTTCAGCGGCGACACGGGCTCGCACCTGACGCACTATGACGATCACCTGGGGTGGGTCCGGGAGTGGACGTGCTACGGCCTCGCGAAGCGGGCCGAGTACATCCCGATGACGGACTCGAACACGCTCACGGACACCGCCCGCTTCAATGTCGCATCGGACGACCCGGACTTCATCGCGAGTCGCGCCGGCCGGACGATGGGGCAGATCGTCGCCGACGTGCTCGAGATGAGCCAGAACAAGGTCGCGCTCTCGGCCGTCGGGATCGGCAATTACTCGAGCGCCGGCACCGGCGCCGAGGCGACGTGCACGATCTCCGGCGGCGTCGTCCAGAGCTCGTTTACCATCGTCGCCGGCGGCTCGTCTTATGCGGTCGCTCCGACGGTGCTCCTGGCCGGAGGCGGGGGATCGGGCGCGACCGCGACCGCGACCGTCAGCGGCGGCGCCGTGACGGGAATCACGCTCGGCTCCGGCGGCTCCGGGTACACGACGGCCCCGATCGTGATCCTCTCGACGCTGCCGAGCGCGACGCTCACGGACCTCGCGGCGCTCACGATAATTCCGCCGTTTGAAATCGACGTCCAGGGCGAGCGGATCTTGCAGTCGCTCGAGGGCGTCGTGCAATCGTGCCACCCGAACCACTTCGTCCAGGTCGACCCGCAGGGGAACATCCGGTTTCACGACCCGCGGACCTGGTCGGCCGATATCACGCTGACGATGGACGGATCAGACCCGCGCGTCGGGCGGCCGAGCGTGACGGCCGACTGGTCGAGCTGTTACTCGCGGTGTGAGATCCGGGGGCACGACCTGGTCGTGCCCGTGACGCTCTCGCTCAAGCCGTGGCCGGGCTCCGGCGACGCCGACGGAGGGCTCTCGGAGGACTTCGCCCACGACGGCCTCACCAACGCGCAGGCCAAATCCCAGTGGCAGGCCAGCGACTTCACCACGCCGACCCAGAGCCAGGGCACGGCGACGGCGCAGGCCACGGTCTCGAGCGGCTCGATCGCATCGATCGCCGTCATTATCAGCGGCTACAATTACACCGCCGCGCCGACGGTGCAGATCACGGACGCGACAGGCTCCGGCGCGACGGCGACGGCGACGATCTCCGGCGGGGCCGTGACGGGCATCACGGTCACGGCCGGCGGCTCGAGCTACAGCAGCTCGCCGACCGTGACGCTCACGGGCCCGGCGGTCGGCCAGTCGGACCTCGGCACCATCACGACGATGCCGTCGACGACGCAGGTCACGGTGCAGTCGCAAAACACCAAGGCCCAGTGGGTCTCCGACTACTGGGATTACTCGCCGACTGGGCACCAGGGCGTGATCGTGCTCCGTCAGGACGCGATCAGCGCCTACACGCAGTATTTCACCGCGCGGATCGTGTCGAACACGGCGCTCTCGGCCGGCGGGACGTCGACGCTCACGCTCGACACGCCGGCGCCGACGACCTCTTACACGTCGTATCAAATCTATGGCACCGCCGGCGGCGCGAGCTACGTCTACCGACGGTACAAGGTGACGAACGCCGCGATCGCGGCGCAGCTTGCGAACTATTTCCCGTACCCGGTCGCGTTCCGGAACTCGGACGGCACCGCGGCGACGCTCACGAGCACGCCGGCGGGGACGGTGTTTTATTCGCCGCTCGGTATGGCACCCTATCAGCAGAGCTACATCGGCGTCGCGGTCGACCCGGAGAGCGGGACGGTGCTCACGGCCCGGCCGACGGCGCTCGTCTTCTCGGTCGATGGCGTGACGCCGGCGCCGGTGAATGACTTTCAGGCGTTCGTGCCGGTCCACACGGGCGCGCTCAGTGTCGTGCAGCCGTCGAGCGGCTACGCCGGCACGTCGTACAGCGCGCTCGGGATTCAACGCACCAAGGTGATTTCCTGCAACGACTGGCGGGACGGGTCGAACGCCACGAATATGACCACGTTCGCGGCCGAGTTTTTGGACTCGGTCAAGGACGTCGTGTACGAGGGCTCGATCCCTTACTTTGGGCTCCTCGCGTCGTCGCTCCTGATCGGGCACAAACTTTCGATCACCGGCAGCACGTATAGCACCGGATGGGACTCGTTCGACGTGCCGGTGATCGCGGTCGACCTCGAGTACCGCGAGCGGTCGGGCGCGACGTCGTACGTGACGACGCTGACGTTCTCGAACCGTCGGGCACCGTTCAGCGGCGCGGCGCTGCAGCGGCCGTCGATCGTGGGGCAGCCGTTCGGGATCGCGGAGGCGCCGGCGGTGTTCTCGTCGGCGCCGGCCGCCGCGTTCGGCCTCGGCTTCGGCGCGCCGAGCGAGGGACCCACCGCCGGCCGGCGTCAGCTCGGCGGCGAGATGGGCGGGGAAGACGACGGCGAGTGAGCGCTCAGAACATCGATCGCCACCAGCAACGAGCCGTGAACGTCGGACATCACTTCCGCCTCCACGCGCGCCACCACCACCCGACGAGAAAGGCCCCCCACGCGAGCAGGCCCACCGCGAGAACGCCCATCACAACGAGCTCTTCCACGTCACCCACCATCGGTGTTCCCATATTACCCATCTTTCGTTATGCTCCCGGTTGAACAGCGCAGTTCACCCGGCCCCGGACAGGCCACGGAATCGCGACTCTTGGTCCTGAGGGTCAGGGAATAGACCCAGGGGTCGGGTTTTTCCGCGTCACTCGTCGAGATCGTGATCGGGCGCGATGGCCAGCGCGATTGCCGCGACGACGCGGACGACCGCTCGCCACACCGCCGCACACACCCGCCTCACTTCCCACTCCGCTCGGCCGCCAGCGCATTGAGCTTCGCGATCGTCTCGCTCGCGATCCGGACGGCGCGCGCTTCGCGCGGCGTCGTCGGGATCGTGGTCGCGATCTCCTCGAGCGCCGACCACATCATGAGCACGATCTGCGCGGTGTACCGGTGCTCGGCCGGGCCGCGGTCGATCGACCAGAGCTGTAAGACGTCGGGTGTCAATGGGCCCACTCCTTTCACATGGCGGCGACGATCTCGCTACAGCTCCGGCAGTAGTCGCCTAGCCCCTTCGTCAGCGATGGACGGAGATACCGCCAGCCTTCGGCGCGGGCCGACTCGCGGAGCATCTCGCCGTCGCGGCGAAGCGCGGTCCGATCGTCGATCAGGGTCACGTCGCGAAACTGCACTCCGCAGTTATCGCACGAGAGTTTCACGATGGTCGTGATCACGCCGGCGCCTCCTGACGGCTCCGGCGCCGCCGCTCCTGGTACTCGCGGTCGCGCGCTCGCTTCCGCTCGCGCCGCTCGGCCTCGGCCTGGTCGTGCCGATCGAGCGTCCGGCCGAGCTCGGCGGCGACGTCGATTCCGCCGTCGGGTTCGGGATCGGGATCCGGATCGGGTTCGGCGGGCCGGCGCTCGAGCTCGGCTTGCGCCTGCTCGTCCGCGGCTTCCCAGGCGCGGCGGGCGGCGGCGAGCTCGGGATCGGGGGCGGCCGAGTTCGAATCCGAAACCAGGACCAGGTCGAGATGCCCCGGAAGGACGTCGGGCCATTGCTCGCGCGCCTTGGATCGCGCGAAGTCGTCCGTGAACGCCTCGACCTCGCCGAGCGCCCGGTGCGGACGCTTGCTCGTGTCGTACGCGTGCCATCGTTGCTTTACGACGATCCGGTACTCGGGCGACTGGCACTGGGGGCACCGGGCGACCGTCAACGGCCGTACCTCGTTGCAGCGGTTGCACGCCGCCGCCTCGACCGTTTCGCCATTCGTCTCGGCCGGCGGGGGAGTGGGCGCCGCCGGCTTAGTGCGAGGGCGGCGGGTACGGGCGCCTTTCTCGCGCAGCTCGAGCGAGCGTTTCGGGACGTCGGGCCAGGCCGTCTCCGCGGCGAGCACCGCGCGCGTCATGTTCGCGCCGGGGACCTCGCCGAGCTTTTTCCCCGGGCGTCCCTCGTCGAAGACGTCGAGCTTGTGGCGCGAGTCGAAAACTTCCCAGGTTCGGGTCGTGTCGCCGGCGGCGGGTTTCGTCTCGGCGAGCTGCTCGACCCGGGCCTCGGCCGCGGGTTTCGTCTCAGCAGCCGGCGGTTTCGTCTCAGCGGCCTTCTTCTTCGCTTCGCGCTTCTCAAACCGCGCTTGACTCGCTTCTTTCTTCAGGGTCTCGGCGTGCACCTCGAGCGCGATTGCCTGCGCGACTTTCACTAGCGGCTCCGATTTCAAGTCGCTATATCGAGCATGGTGCGACCGGTAACCGGTCGACGTGAGGGGGCCGTAGAACTCAAGCCGCACCATCGCTTCTCCCCGCGCTAACCGCGTGTCTGCCGGATCATAGACCACGTCCACCGTTCGGCCGTCAGTCAGACGGACCTCGAACTCGCTCCATCGGTCGCATGCCGCGTCTACGTCGCCGACGCGCCTCCGACGGAGCCAGTCGATCAGTAAATCGTTCCGGATGCGGTCGGCCAGATTGTCCTCGCTGACGGGGACGGGGCCGCTACGATTCTCGATCCACCAGAGGGATAGCGCGGCGAGCACCTTTCGCGCGTCGTGAAACCGCACGCTCGCGGTTTTGTTGAAGCACAGTTCGCGGAACCCATCCTTTTTCAAGTAGTCGGCCAGCTCGCCGAGCGTCCGGAGCTCGAGCTTCTCAAGCATCGCGCGGATATCCTTCTGGTCGAGCTCGAGCTCGGCAACGCTGACCGAGCGCCAGTCGCCGGCCTGGTCGGCCGGCAGCTCGACGAGCCCGTTCCGCGGTTCGGCGGCGCTGGCCGCCGGGGGATCGGCCCCGGCGGCCCGGGGCCGGCGGCCCCGGCGCCTCGGCGCCGGCTCGGCCTCGGCCTGGGCCTCGGCGGACGGCGGCTCGGACCGCGACTCGATCGCGTCGAGGAGCGGACGCGAGCCCGGCGAGTCGGGGTCGGCGTGCGCGATGGCGATACTCCCGATCCGCACGCCGGCCGCAAGGTCCGCCGCGATGTAGGCCGAGTTCCGGATCTGATCGACGCAGACCCCGAAAGCCGGGTTCGGGGCGAGATGGATCCGCAGACCCCGCGCTTTGATCGTGAGCCTGGCGAGCGTGAACGCCAGCGCGTTGAGCTCGTCGGCGAGACGGCCGGACGTCATTGGTTCGTCGTTCATGGGATCCTCAAAGGATATTCCTGAGTGGAATAACTCTCGCCTCGGATGGTTCGGGCACAGATTCGAGCTGACGATCGAGCTCTGAAGTGTCGCAGGCAGCGAGGGCCGCAATCGCTTTGACGAAGACGAGGCACGGCGTACCCTGCTCAGTCGTTCCGTTCCAGACGCGCACCTCGGCGCCGTTGAACTTGGTGATCCGGTCCGTCGACTCAATCGTGATCTTCAACGCTCATCCTCCCTTCGCAAAAAGCGTGGCGATCGGCCGCCACATCTGGTCACCCTCGTAAGCCCAGTGAGTGGCCCCGTCGACCTCGTCGATCGACCGCCGGCGGCGGCCGAGCTCGACGGGCATCGCACCGGGCATCAACACCCACACCCGCCGCGCCGGTGCGACGGCCGGGTCGGCCGGCGGTTTTGGTTTCGCCTTGCGGCTGCTCATCGGAGCCTCAGTCGCAGGAGCGGATCGAGCCCGAGATTCGACTCGATCACGCATTGCTGGACGGTGCGGATCTCCTCGAGCAGCCCGCGCCGCTCGAGCGACTCGAGCTCGTCCCGATCGAGCGGCCGGAGCCGGCCTCGGTCGACGAGGCAGAGCTCGGCACACTCGCGGCAGATCGGCATCCGGCCCGTCGCCTGAAGGTCGACACGGCCGTCCTGCTCGACGCCCGCGAAGACGTTCGCCCCGCATGCCGGGCAGATCATCGGCGGATAGTGCTTCACGGTGTGGCCTCCGCGTGTTGTCGCCGGGCCCGGGCACGCGTCGGCGCTACGACCGCGACCCGGAGCTCGTCGGTCCACGCCGGCCAGCTCGCGGCCCCCGCCGGCCCCGGCGCGTAGCGCAGGACATCGGTCCAGTGCGGCCACCGGGCCGCCGGCGGCTCGTCGCGCACGAGCAGCTCGCCGGCGGCGACCAGCTCGTCGATAATTCGCCGCACCCGGCACTCGCGGGCACACCGTATCGAGCTGGCGAGCGCATCGAGGTCGACGGCCACGCCGGCGACCGCAGCCGCGGCGACCCGCGCGAGAATGATTGCTCGGACGTCGGCGTCAGGAACTCTTTCGACGCTCACGATCGACCCCCTTTCCGGCTGCGGTCAGGAGCTTTATCCGGTTCTTCGGCTCGTGCTTCTGAGCGTCCGGAAACGGCTCGATCGCGATCAACGCGTCGCGCTCGAGGGCCTCGAGCGCGTTGCGGACGCGGCCCGGCTTCGTCCCGAGCAAACACTCGAGATTGCCGACCGAGAGCGTTTTACCGGCCCCGGCAAACGACTGGATTACCTCGAGGCACCGGGCCTGGAGCTGCCTCGACTGGAGCTGGAGCGAACCCACGACTTGCCATCCTTTCACGCCCCGCGTCCCTGCCGGCCGATAAACCTACGAGCGTCCACGCTCGCGATACTCGCGATACATGAGGACACGGAGATCCCGACCATGGCAGCGCCGAAGCGACCGACCGCGAAAGCGCCCGTCGCCTACGTCCGCCGCCGCGCGAAGCGCGTCGGCGTCCGGCGAGCGCTCCGCGTGACGCTGCTCGACAGCTACGCGCAGCAGCTCGAGCGCTGGGCGGTGTCCGATCACACGACCCCGAGTGAGGTCGTGATGGACCTGGTCGACGACCGCCGCCGCCGCCGATCGGCCGAGGGGAGCGTCGACACCGACGCGGCCTGACCGGCAGGGGAGAGGACACGTCAGAGACGGGCGGCGGACGCGGCGGGACGGTACGCGATCTTCCCGACCGCGGCCCGCTGATCTTCGAGGTCGTCCTCGAGATACCACTCCTGGGTACGCTCGCTCGTGTGGCCGAGCAGATCGCGGACCTCGAGCGGGCCGAGACCGAACCGCCGGGCGTGCGTCGCGAGCGAGCGGCGGAACGCCTGGATCGTCACGCCCTCGATCCCGCACCGCATGCAGAGCGCCTTGACCTGGTCGAGCGCTTTCCCGCCGTTCGGGCCGTGAAGCCACGGGCCTTCGCGCCGGAGGGTAGGAAAGAGCCATTCGGAACCGGTCCGTGAGATCCAGCGCGAGAGAATCACGGCCAGCTCCGGATGGATTGCCACCCTCCGGCGCGAGGACCTGGTCTTCAGCCGGCGGCTGCGCCGGCCGCGGACCTCGAGATACCGGCCGGCGAGGTTCAGGTCGGCGACGAGGAGCCCCAGCGCCTCGGCCTTCCGGAGACCGGTGAACGCGTACGTGTAGACCAGCGCCTGAAGCCGGCCCGCGGGCCAGCTCCCGGCGATCGCCTCGGCGTCGGCCTGGTCGAGCACCAGGCCGACCTCGTCGAGCGTGAGATGACGCCGGACGGTCGGTACCGCGTCGTCCTCGACGTCGAGCGGGATCCAGTCGGACCGGACATCCCACGGACTCACCCGGAGATACCCGAGCTTCCGGCCGATGTTGACGGCCGCGCGGAGCGAGCCGAGATATGACCGGTTCGTCGCCGGCCGGCGCTCGGCATGCGCGGCCAGCCAGCGCACAATGGTGCCTGGCGTGAGGTCGGACGTGCGGCGCACGCCGAGCTCGTGAATCTCGTCGAGAACCTTCGCCATCTTGGCGAGCGTGGCCTTGCGCCGTTGGGGCGGCCGGTACAGATCGAGGATCTCCCGTTCGAAGCGCGCAAAGGTGACGGGCGGCATTGCCTGTCTCCTCGTCAAAAGAGTTAAGGGCGGAACCCCGAAATTGTGCGCTTCGAACGACCCTTGTTTTTGCGGGGAAAAACGGGGATAACCATCGGTTGTTGTAACCGAAGGTTATCCTGCCCTTGGGGGCCTGAAATGACCATCGGTCTACGGAACCGAAGGTTAGAGGTTCGAATCCTCTCGGGTGTATCCGTGTCCTGTCGCAGGCGCGGTCCGACGCTACGCCGCTTCGATGATCGGTTATCACGGGTTCACCCCCCGTGTATGATTGTGATTAGGAGCGAGTCGTCGCGTAGGAAGCCTTTGGCTGGCCCCCGGGGGAACTTGGTCAGTGGCCCCGGGGGTCAGTTTTTTTCCCGGTTGGCCGCGGGCTTCCGCGGCCATGCAGGCAGAAAACCACCGCGAGGGGTAGCGCTTCCGCCGGGCCTCGACGACCAGGTCGACCAGCCGGCCGAACCCCTCGGCCGAGCATAGCGCCTGCCGCACGCCCCTTGACCAGCACTCGCGGCTCAGCGGCTTATCGTCCCGCAGCTCCCGGGCGAGCCAGAGCAATAGCGCGGCAATCCCGGCCTCCGCGTCGGGGCCAACGCAGGCCGCGACCATCTCGTCGACCTGGACGCGGACCGTGCGCGTGGGAGCCGCGGCGGCCGGCTCCCAGAACTCCGGGGGCGGCACGTAATCGGCCCGGGCCTCCCGCTCGGCCGCCGCCTCGAGCTGCCGACGAAGCCGCTCTGCCACCGGCCGCGGAAGCCCGGTGAATAGCGGCTGCTCAATCGGGGGGGGAGACGGAGGGGGGACGTACGTAGATTCCTCGTACGTCTTCTGTTCGAAATCGGACCGCGCGCACGCGAGGGGGCGGCAAATCGGTGCCGGAATCCCCGGCTGAGCCGGCAAATCGGCGCCGCAAGCAGGCCGCGGGCCGGCAACCGGCTGCCGGCGCATTTTTGCCGCTTCAGCCGGCGCGAGCAGCCAGAGGAGCACCACATACCGCCGCGCCCTCATGGGCGGGGCGCGGCGGGCGATCACGGGAACCGCCTCGGCCATGTCCCGCCGTTGGTAGCGCCGGACCCACCCGGCTCGCTCGCCCGCGGCCAGCGCCCCGCGGATCGTCCGCTCCGAGACGCCGTGCCGGTCGGACAGCTCGCGGTCGGTCGCCGTCACGACCGGCGACGAGCGGTCGACGTCCGCGGCGAGTCCGAGCAGGATCAGCCGGGCCGACGCTGTCAGTGATCCGTCGAACGAGAGCTCGAGCTGGTGCGGCCGGGCATCGATGCCGGCGCGGGGATGGGTGCGCATCAGTCACCCCCTTCCGCGAGGATCTCGTCGACGATCTGCTCGAGCCTGGACAGTTCGCGGATCACGCGGGCTCGAGCGCGCGACTCCCACTGACGGTATAACTCGCGGCAACGGTCGTCGCTGAGCGTGCGGAACGTGGGCGCGCAGAGCCCCTTGCGCAGCGCATCAGCGCTACGCCTCGCTTCTCGGTCTCGCATGTCGCATTAGCCTTTAGTCAGCGGCGACGCGGAGAACTTGGTCAGTGGTCCGCGGTCACCTGGTGTAACGCCCACGAGCCATTACCGGCACTGGCTCGCGGACTAGGATCGGCACAAGCAAGGAGAGGGCTGCCGGGCCCAATCCGAAACGGTATCGACGGCTCTCGCCGTCGTCAATCGGTTACCGTGGGCGCTGCCGCCGCAGCCATGCATACAGGACGGCCGAACCGCCGATGACGGCGAAGCCTTCGAGTATCTCGAGTGCTCGTCTCACCGCTCCGGCGCCTCCTTTTCGAAGCCGATCGACTTCGCATACTCGGTCAACGCCTGGTCGAGCAGCGCGGAGATGGACGTCCGGTTGCGTTTCGCGAGCTCGTCGAGCCATTTGGAATAGGCCCTCGACACGCGAAACGCGACCGTCTTGTCAGCGAGAGCCCGCGCCTTTTTCGGATTCGCCATCAGTCCCACCGCCGTACCGTCCATCAGTCCTCCAGTCCGCAACGCAGCGCGGATCATAGCACGCCTCAAACGGGCGGCCAACGCTGTACTGATATCGATCATACGCCGGGCGTACACGACCGGCAAGACTCCGCTAGAAAATTTGTACCACCCTATTGACACTCTGTACGTACAACGTATGATGCTCGTGTCGCTCGGGCACGTCGCCGCGAGCGCACGAAAAAACCCCGCCGGCCGCTGAACCGGCCGACGGGGCACCAAACGGAGCACAATGCAATGACGACTCTACAGACGATCGAGCCCGCGATCAAGCCATCCGACCCGCTCGACCCCGCCGCCGTCCAGGCGTCGATCGAGCGCTCGCTCGAGCGCTACCGCGCCGAGCTGTGGGCCGCCTCGCCCGCCGCCGAGGACCCGAAGTATCCCTACCTCGTCGGGGCCTGGTCGTCGGCGTACGGCCGGCTCTACCTCGAGCTGGTCCGCGCACGGACCCAGCTCGCGGCGGCGGACGCCGAGCTGCACGAGCTCCACGACCGGCTCGATCTGTTCGCCGACGAGGTCCTCGACGGGTTCGACTCGTCGCGCGCGTAGAATCGTGATAGGACACTTGGGAGCCTGAGACAACATGGCGATCAAGCTCATCTGCAAGCGGTGCGGCTGCTCTCTCGGATGGTTCGGGCTCGCGTACATTCAGCGATCCCGCCGCCGCGAGGAGATCGCACGCCGCTCGATCTGCATCGACTGCACGACCCCGGCCGAGCTGCGCGAGCGGTTCCACGGCCGGGGCCGTCCCGACGACTCGACTCGACTCGACGACCCTCAATCCTCAATCGACGACGGAATCTGAATCGGAGCAACGGCCATGATCAAGGCACGCGTCGGCGTCCGGCGAACGGTCGGACAACCGAACTACAGCAGCATCCAGGCTTCGCTCGAGCTCGAGCTCGAGCTCGATTCATCGCTCCTGGTCGACGACGTCGACCGGTTTCGCGAGGCGCTTCGGGGCGCCTACTCGGAGTGCGAGACGGCCGTCAACCTCGAGCTCGAACGGATGCGCGCTCCGCAGCAGCAGGACGACGAGCCGGTGCAGCCCGCGCCGGCCGCGGAGCCCGATCGCCGGCCGGCGGCGGCGTCGAACGCGAACGGGTCGAACGGACACGGCGGCAAGGCCCGGTTGACGTGGGAGACGGCGGGGCCGCGGCAGCAGGGGAGCGGCGGCGGTCGGGGCGGTGATCGCCGCGGCGGCGGCGACCGCGGCGTGCCGCGGAGCGGCAAGGCATTCTTCGCGTGGCTCAAGAGCCAGGAAGAGGAAAGGGGCGCGGAGGGGCTCGTCCGGTATATCAACGGATGGGCCAAAATCAACGAGCTTCCGGCCCTGTTCGTCGATTGGACCGAAAGCGAAATCGCGAACGGGCACGCGGAAGCGTGCCGGGCGCTCGAGGGGGCGGCCAACTGATCGTCAAAAAATCGCGCCAGTCGCGTTATCGATCGCTTGACACTGCGTTAGCGATCGCTATACTTATTTCAGAGGCGGGCAATGGGCTCGCAGGACGACGGACGAGATGGAGAGACGACGATGGCAACTCTGACCTGGAGCGGCGGGCGGCTTACGACGGATCACCCGGCTAGCGGCTACGGTGTGCCCGTGCTGCTCGTTGACGGCGACGACACGCCCTATGGCACGGGCGATATTGTCAGGGGCGTGCCAGCCGTCGAGGTCGTCACGGCGGGAGTGTTTGCCGGCACTGGCCGCGGGGAAAACCAGGGAGAGCGCGAGCCGCTGTATCAGCGGTGGCAGGCCGCCTCCCTGGCGGTCTCTGACGCGCAGGCCCGCGACGCCGACGAGCGTACCCTTGCTGACTGGTCGAGGCGGCCGGTCGGCGAGCGTGTGAGCGAGGTCCTTGGCATGTGGGTCGTGGATTGGCCGACGCTGCGGCGCGCGCCCGATCATTACCTCGATCACCCGTCGGTCGTCGAGGCGGCGGCCGAGGCGGCCCGCCGCTCTAACTGAGGACGCGAAGCATGCCCACCCGCAGCACCAAATCCGCCCCCCACGCCCCCGACGCGCTCGACCAGCTCCGCGACCTGGTCGAGCACGACGGCCGCTCGGTCGCCGCGATCGCGGCCGAGGCCGGCATGAGCCGCTCGCAGCTCTCGCAGGTGTTGCTCGGCATCCGTCGCAATCCCTCGATCGAGACCGTCGCTCGCGTGCTCGCCGCGCTCGGCCGCCAGTGGAGCGACCTCGATTGATCGGCAGGGGAGACCCCGGCCGATAACACTTTGGCGAGACACCCTCGAGGCCCCGGCCCGGCTCGTTGCCGTTCCGGGGCCTTCCCGTGCGCGCGGCGCGAGCGCGGTGGCGAAACGCATAAATCGCATAGTTCAGGCGCTCACGGCGCGACCCGACGCGGCCGAGTTCGGCCGGCTCGACTCGACTCGACCGATCGGCGGCAGCTCGGTACCATCGGCGACGCGCGTGCACGTAGTCAGCTCTCACGGCCCGGTACGGGGACTCTGACCCCCGGCCGGGCTTATTCATGCGCGGTCGATCGTGACGGACGGGCGTACACCCCCTGCCCTTTTTACCCAGACCGAAGGGGGAGCCCGACCCGAGGACAAAACCCCGTCTGCCGGCCCCGCCCGGCCGGTTAGGAAAAGGGTAGGGGGGAGATGCCCCGCCGGCCGATAAAAGGTGTGGTAGGGTTTGGCGTTGCGCTGCTGTACGCCGAGCTCGATAGGGGGTGGGGATATGACGTCTTTGCGGTGGAGTCGTGGTCTCCTCTGGCTCATCGCGGGGGCCGCGCTGGTCGCGGTCCTGAGCCTGGTCGTGCGCGCCGACGACGGCGGCGTCGGCCCGCCGCCTCCGAAACCGTCGCCGCAAGCCGCGGTCAAAGCGAGTCCCTACGTCGGCCCGGTCCAGCAATACGACCTCCGACCGATCCAGCAACCGCACGAGGCCGAGCTGGCGCCGCCGACAACCCCCGCGGCGCCGACCTCGGCCGTGATCCACATCGCCGTACCACCGGCCGCGCCGGCGCCGCCCCAGACGATCCAGCTCCACGTCACGACGAGCGGGGCCAGCGCGACCACTGCCCCGCCGGCGCCGGCACCGGCCCCCGTTGCGGCCGAGCTGCGGCCGGCTGGCCCGATGCGCCGCGCGATCGGCGCACTCGGCGATCGACTGGCCCGGGTCGGGTACGACCACGTCGTCGTACCGCCGGCGTCGAAGCCGACGCCCCAGGCCGTCGTCGTCTATCAAGTGCAAGCACCGCCAGCACCGGCCCCACAACCGGTGATGGCGAGTCCGCAGGCCCCGGCCTCGGGGATCCGGAGCCTGCTCTTCCGGCGCTGATCTTCTTTTCGCCCCCGGAGCGTCGACCGATGGCACCTCAGTGCATCATGCTCGCCCTGATGGCGCTGAACCTCGGCGCCGAGCTTGCGAGGGATGGCAGGCCTATGCCTCAAACGGAGCCCGGCTTTTATTCGCTCTTTCGTTTGCTGATAGGGACCGCCATAGAGGCCTCGATTCTCTGGTGGGGGGGGTTCTGGGAGCCGCTTCGGCTCTTCTGAGTTTGGCACCGGGCCGGCGGCCCGTCGACGCCGACGGGCCGCCGGTTTTCTCGACCCGGCGACTTTTTCGATAGTACCTATTGGAAGCACACCTCGCGACGCACCCAGGCCAGGGGTAATCGATGCCCCCCGCAAAACCGACCCGAGAGATGACGGCCGCCGAGCGCGCGCTGGCCGACCGGTACGTGCCGCTCGCGAATTCGCTCGCGCGACCGTTCGGCCGCGCGCACCGCGGGCTCGCCGACGATTACCGGTGCGTCGCGTACCTCGAGCTCTGCCGCGCGGCACAGGACTATCGCGCTAATCGCGGGGCATCGTGGGGCACGTATGCGACGCTGCGGATCATCTATGCGCTGCGGACCGAGTACCGCCGCGAACAGAGGCGCCGCGAGCACGAGACGCCGATCACGCGCGATCACCAGCTCTATCTCGTCGACCCGAGCTGTTACGACGAGGACGAGGACGGGCGGAAGATCCACGCGCTCATCGACCAGTTCCCCCCGACAAGCCGGGCATTGATCTACCTCTTTCTCGAGCACGACACGCTCACCGCGCTCGCGAAGTCGGTCGGCTTCTCGCGGAGCTGCGTGCGCGATCGACTCGCCCGCGCGTTCGAGAGCGTCCGATCGACCCGAGCACGAGCAGGAGCCTGATTGATGCGTCCAAGCGCCCGCTGTGCGCGGCCCGCGCTCGCCGACTCGGCCCGGCTCTACGCCTGGCCGCCGGGAACCGTCGTGACGTGGTGCCTCGCGCCGACCTCTCCCCTTCCGGCCGGGATGACCCGCGACACCGCCGCGGGCGCCATCGGCGCCGGCATCGCCGTGTGGTCGGCCGTCTGCGGAGTCGCGATCGAATCGACCGAGGACCCGACCGCGGCGAAGGTCGTCGCGGTGTTCACCGCGCTCGACCCGAGCGGCGTCGAGCTCGGCCTCACGGATCTCCCGGCCGGCGAGCCGCAATTGCTCCTGCGCCTGAACCTCGACGACCAGTGGACCGACGAGGAGCTGGCGCAGGTCGCGATGCACGAGTTCGGGCACGCGCTCGGCCTCGAGCACTCGCCGGCCGCCGTCGTCGCGGTGATGGCGCCGATCTACAACCCGGACCTGGTCGGCCCGCAGCAATGGGACGTCGAGCAGGCCCAGCTCCGATACCCGCCCGCCGCACCGCCGGTCGACGCGCCGGCAACCACGCTTCACGTCCTCACACCGGGGCCGATCGGGCTCGAGCTCGATTTCGCGTCGCCGGGAGATTACCAGGTCTTTGTCCGGAGAATCTCGTGATCCTCTCCCCCGCCACAATCGGATCCTACCTCGCGTCGGTCGGCCTGGTCGGCCTCGCGATCTACCACCTCACGACGGGCGATCTGGTCGGCGCGTCGACCGCGTTCGCGGCTGCGTTCGGGATCGGGCAAGCGGCGAACAGCGGGCCGCCGGCGAAGTGATCTGAGCGACGATGGTACACCTCTCCCATCACCACGACGGCGCGATTTTCGGCGCGAACGCGGCGGTCGCCGGGTTCTGGGTTTTGGACCAGGTCGCGCGCTACGGGCCGCGGTGGGAGCTCGTGCCGGCGATCCTCGCCGGCCTCGGATCGTTGATCGGAGCGGCGAACGCATGGGCCCGCGGTGCGCAGCAGCGCCGCCACGCCGAGGCCGAACACCGGGCCCGGCTCGGTTGCTGCTCGACCTTGCGCATGCCGAAGCTCGACGGGCAGAATTGATCGATCGACCGGCGCAAGGGAGGCGAAACCAGTGTGGCCGCGCACCTCACACCCGAGCAGCTCGCCGAGGCCGTCCGGCTTCAGGCCCGTTGCTGGACGCAGCTTCGAATTGCCGAGCAACTGGGCGTCCATCAGAGCTCGGTTAGCCGAGCGCTGGCGCGCGTTAATGAGCGGACCCTGGACCGTCTCGCCCGCCGCACCGCGGCCGCTCGCGGGCGGCAGCTCGCCCGGCTGGAGTGGATCATCGACCAGCTCGCCGGCGCCTGGGAGCTGCAAGAGGACGGCGCCGACGCTCGCTTGCTGAAAGAGATCCGCGGCGCGATGGCGGACGAACGCAAATTGCTCGGCCTCGATCGACCCGAAAAACCGACGGAGCCCGAAGCGCGTGACGCCTGGCCCGAGCTGCTCGCCGAAATCGAAGCCGAAGCCGGCGCCGAAGCCGACGGAGCCGCCGGCCCGGAAGGTCCTCGAGCACCTGAAGTGGAGACCGGTCGAGTTTCAGGAGAGGATCCTCGGCCGGCGCCTCTGGAATAAGCAGGCCGCCGTCTGCGACTCGATCGTTCGGTACCCGACGACCGTCGTCCCCGCGGGCCGGGCGGTCGGCAAGAGCTACTTGCTCGCCGGGGTCGTCCTCTGGTGGCTCTACACGCGGCCCAACTCGCTCGTCATCACGACGGGCCCCGATCACCGCCAGGTTGTTAGCGTCCTCTGGAAAGAGATCCGGCGGGCGATCCGTGCGAGCCGTGCCCGACTTGGTTACGACCACTTGACGCAAGGCTACTCGTCACCCCAGCGGCTCACGGTCCGGTCGAAAGGCGACTGGGGAGCGCTGGGCTTCGCGGCGCAGTCGAGCGAAGGGTTTTCGGGCCAGCACGCCGGCGAGCTGCTCGTGATCGTCGACGAGGCCTCGGGCGTGCACGCCGATATCTGGACCGCGATCCACGGACTCGCGGCGACGCGGCTCGTCGTGTGCGGCAACCCGATCCGGTACGACTGCCACTTTCGCGAGCTCCACGACATCGCCGCGAAGGGCGCGGACGCGATCAACACCGTCCCGATCTCCTGTCTCGATCACCCGCACGCGCAGCTCGACTACTCGCCGATCGGCGCCGTCTCGCGGTCGTTTTTGCATCAGATGAGGACGATTCACGGCGAGGAATCGCCGTGGTGGAAGTCGAACATCCTCGGCCAGTTCCCCGGCGCCGAGACGGTCCGGTTCATTCCCTCCGCTTGGGTCGACGCGTGCACCCGGGAGACGATCCTCGATGATGACCTCTGGCGCGAATACCCGGCCGGGCCGGCGTTCATGGGCGTCGACGTCGGCGGCGGCGTCGGCGCTGATCGTAGCGTCGTGGTCGTGCGCGATCGCAAGCGGCTGCTCGCACTCATCGCCTCGGAGTGGCACGGCGTGCTCGACGACGCGAAGCACCGGCTTGAACCTCTGGTACTCGACCTCGCCAGCAAGTTCGGCGTCACTGCCGATCACCTCGTGTACGACAAGGCCGGGATCGGCAGATCGTTCGGCAGCTACCTGGCCGCCGAGGCCCAGCGGCGAATCACCGCCTACCGCGCCCAGCACGTAGACCAGCCCGCGAGCTGGGTCGAGCGGACGCAGCCGCGAGCGTTCGACGGCGCGATCGGCTATTTCGGCGCCGGCAAGGGGGGCAAGCTCTTCGTCAATCGCCGGACCGCGAACGCCTTCGCGCTTCGCGCCCGGCTCGACCCGCACCGCGAGGGCCATGTGCCGTTCTACTGCGGCGGGCACCCGGAGTGGCCGGCACTGCGCCAGGAGCTCGGCGAGCTCCGGGCCCCGACGATGGAGATGGAAGAGGGCCAGGTAAAGCAGGTCCTCGAAAACAAGGAGGACCTGGCCGCTCGGTTGCACCGATCGCCCGACCTTCTCGACGCGCTGTTGATGACGTTCACCTTTTCGGAGTGAGCTGTGCACTACAAGAACGGCCGTGAGGCCAAGAACGGCGACAAGGTGGCTCTGATCAACGACTGGTGTTCCGTGATCGGAATCCTCTACGACGCGAAGCCGGGGAACGACTACTGCAACGGCAAGCTCGCGCTCATTAGTTCGGGCGACGTGTGCCCGAATCTGAAGGAATGCATTCACCTCGACGACGTGAAGTCGGCTCTTACGAAATCGGAGTGGCCATCGATGGACCCCTACCGAATCGACACCGCCTCGATCCCGTCCGACCCGCGGCCGAACGCCGTCCCGATCGAGCGCTGTAGCGACGCGTACAGCGTGAACGGCGCCGCGCGCGCCGCCGAGAGCGACCAGGTCGCCCGCTACCGCGAGCGGCCGGCGAGCTATCCGGACGCGAGCCGCGGCCGATCCGGCCAGGGCGGTCTCTGATGGATCGATCGGTCGTCGAGCGTGTCGTGATTGATCATCTTCCGCACCTCTCGCGGCAGCTCGGCCTTGGCTCGTGGGAGCTGAGCGTGAGCTACGATCCCGGCCTCGGCCGCGGCGACGACAGCGATAACACCACGCGCGGCGAGTGCAGCCGGCTCGTCGATTACCAGTCGGCGCACATCGTGCTCAACCCCGACGCGTTCGACAGCGAGGCCGACGTCCTCCGGACCCTCCGGCACGAGCTCTACCACGTCGTGCTCGCGCCGATCGACCTCTACTCGAGCGCGGTCGAGCAGCTCGACTCGAACGGGCCGATCGGCGACGTCCTCGGCCGCGTGCTGACGCACTCGCTCGAGCGCTGCGTCGCGGCTCTCGAGCGCATGTACGACGGTCTCACTCGATACGACCTTCCGGCGATCGGATAAGGCATGGCGGACTATCAACCAAACCCGGTCGAGCCCTACGCCGGCGACGAGACGCCGTCGCTTCGCGCGATCCTCGCCGACGTCAAGGCCGGCTGCGCAAGTCACGAGCGCCACCTCGTCAAGGCCCGCGAGCTCAAGGACTGGTACGAGGGCGAGTCGGAAAAATACGTCGCGTTCCGACCGGCCGAGGACGCGCTCTCGTGGTTGACGCGGCCGAAACGCGTGAGCTTCATCACCAGGCAGGCCGTCAACAAGCTCACGTCGCATCTCTACAAGCCCGGCCCGCGCAAGCGGCGCATCACCGCGAGCCCCGACGTCGACGCGTGGTACAACCGCGTCGCGCAGGATATCCAGCTCAATGGTCTGATGCAGCACGCCGACCGGCTCGCGACGCTCCACGGCCTTTGCGCGATCGGCGTCTACCCGACCGGGAACCCGGCCAGGCCGATTAATTACCATCTCTTCCCGCGCTACGACTTCGCGTTCTGGGCCTCGCCCGACGAGCCGCGCGTACCGACCGCCGTTTGCACGATCACGAAGGCCGGGCCGGAATCGATCCGGTACCGCCTCTGGACGCGGACGCACTATTACACCTTCGTCCGCTCGAAAAACTGGGGGTACGAAACCAATGGGCAGACGAAGATTCGGTTCATGCCCGACCAGAGCGGCCCGCACCCGTACGGCGTGCTCCCGTTCGTGATGATCACGCACGAGCTGCCGACGACCGACTTGCATATGCACGGCCTCGGCGGCCTCCTGAGCAAGATCAACCGCGCGCTCAACATCGACCTCTCGAACCTCGCTCTGTGGGTCCACCATTACGCCCGGCCGCTGGGATTCGTCTCCGGCGTCGGCCCCGAATGGCGGCCGCGTTTCATCGACGGCGGCTTCGTGCCCCTGGTCGCGAAGCTCGACAACACGGAGGGCGCGCCGGTCTTACCCGAAGCCAAGTACCTCGAGTCGAGCCTCGATATCCCGGCGATCGTCGAATACGTCCGCGGCCAGGCCAACGCGGCCTTGAAAGAGCTCGATATCCCCATCTCGATCGACGTCGCGGCCGATGGCGGCGGCGGTGCGCGGCTCGCGTCGGGCGTGTCGATCGCCGCGCAGGACGCCGACCTGATCACGTACGCGAAGGGCCGGCAACCGCTGTTCGAATTGCACGAGACGAAGCTCGCCCAGCTCGTGTGCCGGATCGGGGCGTGCCCCGCCGCGGGACTGCCGGGCCTGGCCGGCGAGCTGGCCGCGTTCGCGGACGATCCGTCGCTCCGCGTCGCCTGGCCCGAGCCCTCGATCGACCTCCCCGGACCGGAACGCGACAACGCCGATACGTTCGAATTGTCATACGACCTCACCGACCCGATCGAGCTCCTGATGCGCCGCCAGGGCTTGACCGAGGAGGAAGCGATCGAAGCGTATCGCGCGATCCAGCGCCGGAAGCAGATCGCCGCGGCGCTGCAGGCCGACCCGACCGCCGTCGTCCCGCCGCCGCCCGACGACCAGACGACCGAGCTTGACGACGACGGCGACAAGCTCGGGATCGACGGCGGGGAAAACGTGGACATGGGCCTCGCCGGCCCGTCCGGCTCGCCGAGCGGCCAGGCGCCGCCGAAGGCCGATAGCGCGCCGAACGTGAGTGTTACCGTCGCGGTCGACCCGCAGATGCCGATTCCCGCAGCACCCCTTATTCTCCCCGCGACGCCAGGCTATGGCTCGTGGGGCACGGAGACCTGACCTTGGCAACTCAAGTTCACGAAGACGTGATCCACGCCCAGCCGATCGTCACCGCCGCCCGTTCGAGCGGCGGCACCAGCGTATCGGTCAACTGCGGACCGTCGGGCGACTTCTCGTTCCCTTGCAACGCGCTCGTGCTTCGCTCGGGCGCGCTCATCACGGCGCTGAACGTGACGGCCTGGTCGGCGCAGACGCTGACCGTCAGCTCGACCGCCCCGGCCGGCTACGTCGACGCGAATGTGAACGCCGGCGACGTGCTGCAATTCCCCGAAAGCGTCGTGCTCGCGACAGGAGGGACGGCGAACCTCCTGGGGATCAACAGCTCGTACGAGCCGCTCGTGGTCGATACCGACGGATCGACGATCACGTTTGATTGCAGCGTCAGCAACCGCCACACCGTGACGCTCGCGGGAAACCGGACGCTCGCGCTGGCGAACGTGACGCCCGGTCAAAAGATCGAGCTGACGCTGGTCCAGGACGGGACGGGCTCGCGTACCGTGACGTGGTTCAGCGGAATCAAGTGGTCCGGCGGCAGCGCACCGACGCTCACGACGACCGCTGCAAAGGCCGATATCGTCACGCTCCGCGCGATCACGGCGACGACGTTCTACGCGACCGTCGCGCAAAACTTCTAACGTTCGAGCGCCGTCCGTCGCCCGTGGTCGGCGACGGACGGCGCGGTGACACCTGTCAGCACGCCTTACCGCCGCGCTTCCCGCCCTTCTTCCCGCCGGCGGCCTTCATGCTTCGGCTCGTCGCGCCGGCCGTTCGGCCGTTCGGCGGAAGGCTCCCGGTGAACCCGAGGATGCGCTGGGCGAATTTCGTCGCCTGAGAGTACGGCATTTCGGTGCAGAGATCGCCGTAGCAGATCCGCACCTGAGAGTCGGTCGCGACATTCTCGACAGACCAAGTAGCGGGCATAACGCCCTCCTTTCTGACGCACAACTTACGCCAATGATCCCCGATCGCCAAGCCGAAAGCCGAGCGCCGACCGTGGCCGATGAGATCCCGCTCGCGAACGTGATCCGGGTCGAGCGATTCGAACGGCCGCTCGGCTTCTGGATCGCGCGCATCGGTCCGCACGACGGCGGCATCTGGCATAGCGGCAGGACGCCCGACGAAGCGGTCGCGAACCTCGCGCGATGGACCGCCGAACGAATGTGGCCGTGGGATTCCGGGTGGCGGGATCGAATGACGGGGGATTGATTCTGATGCCGAGCACGAACCCGACAGCTATGATTCAGGGCTTTATCACCGACTGGACGCCGACGAACAACGCGATTCTCACGGCGCTGAACGCGCCGTCCGTCGCCAATCCGACGCCACAACCGACCGTCGCGAAGCCGTTCGCGTTCGCCGATGTGATGGGCTGCCTCTCGGCGGCGTCGGTCGCGAATGTGCGGTCGCTCGCCACGGCGACGCAACTGATCACGGCGATCAACCTCCGCGACGTGGTGTCGATCGGCAACTGGCTGGCGGCGCTGAGCTCCCCGCCGGCTTTGATCACGAGCGGCGAGGCCGCCGCGGTGGGGGCGGTGATCACGGCGACGGAGCTCGATCCATCGTGGCCCGCGCAGATTTCATGGGCGGCGGCAAACCTCGGGCGTCCGGCGACGCTGGCAGACGTGATCGCGGCACGGCCGCAGGGGAGCTAACTCGTGTCTTTGACGCGCACTGAAAGCGATCTGATCGGCACGCACGCCTCGCCCGCGTCCATCGCGGCCGGCGGCAATTCTTCCGGGGCCGTGGACCTGACGACCACGGCCGGGACGTTCGAGGCCGAGATCGGCGCGCAGGTCACGATCGGCAGCTCGCCGAGCGCCGGACCGACCGTGCAGTTCGGCTACTCGCTCGACGGCACGAACTACTTCAACGACGGCGGGGCGATCACGCTGCCGACCACGGCATCGACGACGTTTTACGTCGGCCCGTACCTGCCACCGATGGCAGCGAAGAAAGCGCAGATCACGATCACGAACAACGACGGCGGTAGCGTCTCGATCACGGCCTGGGCAGCGGCGACGACCCTCGCGAGTAGCAACCTGTGAGCCTCACGGCGTTCCCGAAAAAACCGACGCTGCCGCGGATTTACCACCGCGAGCGCGGTCCGGTGGCGTGGTTCCTGATGGACACCGCGCGCGGCACGTTCCGGGGGGACACGGGCGACGTCGCGGACATCACGGGAAACGTCTCGGCCGGCACGCGCCACGGCGGCTGCACCTGGACATCGGGGCAATTCGGGAATGCCCTCTCGTTCAACGGATCGACCGGCTACGTGACGAGCCCGGATACCGCGGCCATTCATAGCGACACCGTATCGCTCTCGGCGTGGTTCTGTCTCTCAGCTACGCCATCGTTCGCGGCGGTCATCTGCAAGCCCGCCAGCGGTCCGCCGTGGTCCAGCCCGTACATGACGTGGCTGATCCGCATCAATGACAGCACGTCGATCGAATACGACATCAGCAACGGCTCAAGCTATTCGGGCGGCTCGCCACCCACGGGCGTGTTCACGGTCCCGACGCTGGTATCGGGCGCTTGGAATCACGTCGCCCTGACCTACGACGGAACCACGCTCATAGGCTACTTCAACGGCAAGCAAGTCGGCGCGGTGACGAACGTCACGGGGCCGCTGGTTTACACGTCAACGCCGATCATGCTGGGCGCCGATTACGGATCATCGCCGTTCGGCGATCCGTTTCCCGGCGTGATCGATAACGTGGCGATCTTCGGTTACCCGATCAGCGCCGTTCAGGTCTATCGGCTCTACACGAATCCATTCTGGCGCCTTCGCCCCGGCAAACAGCGGTCGGCCGTGCTGGCGGGGACGGCGACACCGCCGCCCACATTCCTCCCCGGATGGATCGCGCCTTCCTCCACGCTCGGCATCGGAGTCTACTGATGTACCGAAAGAACACCGCCGGGCAGAATCTCGGCTTCGTGCTGATCAACGCGACGACCGGCGGGGCGCTGACCGGCGCGACCGTGACCGCCTACCGCTCGATCGACGGCGCCGCGCAGGCGTCGGCGACCGGGAGCGTGACCGAGCTCGGCCATGGCCAGTACAACTTTGCTCCGAGCCAGGCCGACACGAACGGCAATCAGATCAGCTACCTGTTCACCGCCGCCTCAGCCGTCCCGGCCGAGAAAACGATCGTCACCACCGCGGCCGACCCGACGAACGGCACGAGCCTCGGACTCACGAACCTCGACGCCGCAATCTCGACCCGCTCGACCTACGCCGGCGGGGCAGTGGCATCGGTCACCGGCAACGTCGGCGGCAACGTGCTGGGAAGCGTCGCCGGCTCCGTCGCGGCCGTCACCGGCAACGTCGGCGGCTCCGTCGCGAGCGTCACGGGCAATGTCGGCGGCAACCTGGCCGGCTCCGTCGGGAGCGTGACCGGCAACGTCGGCGGATCGGTCGGGAGCGTCGCCGGCAACGTGATCGGCTCCGTGGGTAGCGTCGCGTCCGCCGTCACGATCAGTCTGAGCCAGACGGGATTCACACCCCGCAACCTCGGATCGGTCGCGGATAACCAACTGACGATCGGCGACGCCCTGGTCGCCGCGATCTGCGCGGCGGCGGGTAAGGAATCGGTCTCCGGCACCACGTACACCGTCCAGACGCCGAGCACCGGGACGACGATCCGGTCGTTCACGCTCGACAGCGGCACGAGCCCGAGCACGAGGAGCTAACCCACCGTGACGATCATCGTCGGCGGCATGTTGAGCCCCCAGCTCCTCGTCACGGGGGGCCTGGCGGCGGTCGCGGTCGTCCCCACAATCCAGCCCGACCCTTACCGTGCGATCGACGCGACCGTGCGGCCCGACCCCTATCGCGCGATCGACCCCACGGGCCTCGGGAGCTGAACTATGCTCGTCTACGAAGCTTTCCAGGGGAGCGCCCTGGCGATCACGTTTCAGATTTCCGACGGCAACGGCAACGTGATCACCACGTACACCGGGAGCGAGACGCTCGCGACCGAGGTCTGGCCCGGCGGCAACCGGGCCGACTCGTTCAGCCCGACGACGACCTGGATCGACCATACCGAGGGTAAGGTACAGATCGCGATCACGGCCGCGCAGACGACCGGACTCGCGCTCGGCCGGTACGAGGTCTACTCGACGCTCACGGCGTCGGCCGAGGACCCGGTCGCGATCCTGATCGCGCAGCTCGACGTCATGCCGACGCCCGGCTCGACGGCGGCGCCGACGACCTATTGCAGCTACGCCGACCTCCTGAAATACGGCCGGGCCTGGCTGCGCCAGCTTCAGACGAGCGACGACGAGGCCGGCTTCGCCGAGCAGCTCGGCCGGGCCCGCTCGTGGATCGAGGACATCGCGCACGCGCACTACCGCGTCGCCGCAATGACGATGGTGATCGGCTCGCAGGCGTTCGGCCCGCGGCGGTCGGGCGCTCGTTCGACCTGGCTCCAAGAGCAGCTCGACGCCAACACGCTCATGCTCACGGATCAGATCCGCGAGGCGGCGGCGAAAAAGGCGCTCGCGCTCGTGTGCGAGGGGCAGATCGGGACGAGCGAGGGATCGGCGGCGTACGCCCGGCTCGCCCGCATGTATCACTCGCAGGCCGATTACCTGGCGACGTGCCTGACGCTCTCGCTCGACACGAACGGCGACGGGTTCGCCGACGTCAACATCGACTGCTCGTGCACTGATCCAATGATGGCGTGAGGCGAAACGATGGGCGCTTTCTGGCGACGGCTGCTCGGCTGCGAACGGCGGACCGAGCGATTCCTCCGCACGATCCGCGAGCTCAATCGCCGGCTCGTCGCGGCGCAACAGCAGCTCAATCAGATCCGGAGTATCAAGTGAGCGAGGACGCGCTCGGGCCGCAAGAGACGCGCGTGCTCGCCCTCGAGCGGAAGCAAGAGCGGCTCGACGACGCGCTCGCGAATTTCAGCCGCCAGCTCGTGCAGCTCGAACAGGACATCTGGCAGACGTGGAGCGAGTTGGGCGGGCCGGCCCCGATCTGCACCGCGAATTTCTCGGGGAACCTGGTCGGCTGCACCGGCGCCGGCCTGGTCGGGTACGTGATCAGCGTAATGGACGCGACAACGAGCGTCACGCTCGGCCACGTCACGACGACGACGTTCGGGGCGTTCTCCGGCAGTGTCACGATCCGCTCGCCGATGCAGTCGGTACACCTGACGACGACGGGCATCCCGAACTATCTCGACTCGGTCTCGGCGTTCACGCTGTTTTGCGGCAGTAACACGCTCGGCTCGATCGCACCGACGCCGATCGTGAACCACGCCCCGACGATCAACAGCATCTCGACGCAGTCGTTTTGCCAGGTACCGGGTACCACGTACAACGTCGCCCTCTCGGGCATCTCCGACGGCGACGGCGGGACCCAGGTCGTCACGATCAGCGCGACGAGCTCCAATACCTCGATCATCCCGAACCCGACGATCACCTACACGAACCCCAACGCGACCGGCACGCTCGTGATGAAGGGGACGGCGCCGGGCACCGTGACGATCAGTGTCAAGGTCCACGACAACGGCGGCACGAGCTGTAGCGGCTCCGACACGACGATCAAGACGTTCAGCGCGACGTATTCCGAGCAGGCGACCCCGCCGGCGTTCGACCCGATCGCCAATCAGACGGGGCACATCACCGGCAGCGTCACGATCACCGGCATCGCGGCCTCGCCCGACTACCCGACGGCGACGCTCACGTTCAGCTCGAGCCCCGGTCCGTTCGATTCGCCGCTCGCCGTCACGATCAGCTACTCGGGCGGGACGACGGCAACCCTGAGCTGGTCGACGCTGGCAACGGGGACGTTCACCGTCGCGGTCACGCTCACATCCTCGCTGCCGGCCGTCGTCGGCTGCGGGACGAACCATCTCACGCGGACGTTTCAGATCACGGCGACGTGATCGGCGTCCGGATGCCGCGAGAGCGGCGACGTTTTGCCCGGGAGGGCATTTCGCATCATGGCAGAGATCGACGACCTCCAGAAAGAACTCGACCGTTTGAAGGCCGAGAATCAGAAGCTCGTCCGCGACCTGGCCGGCGCGCACGACGATCTCAAAGAAGTGCGCGGCGAGGCCCGCGATCGGCGGCACGAGACGAAGACATTGAAGGATCAGCTCGAGGCGCTGGCGAAAGAGCGGGATACCTTCAAGGTCAAGGCCGAGGCCGACCCCGACGGCCTCAAGCAAACGCTCGCGCAGCATCAGGCGACGATCCGCGGCCTCAAGCACGAGCAGGTTTTCGCGAAGGTCGCGAAGGGTCTCAAGGTCAACGATCCGACCAAGCTCGCGGACCTGGTCAAGCTCGCGGCGTACCAGCCCGAGGGCGACGAGCCCGACGAGACGAAGATCGCGGCGGCGTTTCAGGAGGCCCTGAAGGGCCGTACCTGGCTCGTCGACGCACCGGCCGCGGGAGCGGCCACGACTGCCGCGGGAGCGGCCGGGGCAACGCAGGCGCAGCCCAGCGGGAAGCCGGGCCCGGGCGCCGAGCGGGGCCAGTCCGTTACCTCGGAAAGTAGCAGCTCGGCCCGCGAACGTGTTCCCGGCCGGCTGTGAGACAGGAGGCTAAGTTGTGGCAAACAACCTGGCCGCTTTCAATTCAGAAGCGTGGTCCGAACGGCTCGTGACCAAGCTCGACCAGATCAACGTCATGTTGCCCCTGGTCAATCGCAACTGGGAGGGCGACCTCCGTCAGAACAAGACGGTGTGGGTCCGCACCGCCGGCAACATCTCCATGGGGAGCTATTCCCGTGGAGCGACGATCAGCTACCAGGACCTCACGCCGACGAAGGAAAGCTTCACCGTCAGCGACGGCGAGTATTTCGCGTTCGAGGTCGACGACCTCGACAAGGCGCAGTCGGACGTCAACGCGATGGACGTCTACATGAAGCGGGCCGTCGTCGCGATGAACAACACGGTCGAGGCCAAGCTTCTCTCGGCCTACTCGTCGGCCGGCGTCGCCCTCGGCGCTCCGACCGCCGGCACCGGCGCGAGCCTGACGGCCGTCATCTCCGGCGGGGCCGTGACCTCGGTCACGATCAACTCCGGCGGCAGCGGCTACACCACCGCCCCGGTGATCCAGTTCGTCGGCGGCACGGGCAACGGCGCGACCGCGACGTGCACCGTCTCCGGCGGCGCAATCAACACCGTCACGATCACGGCCGGCGGCAATAACTACACCGTCGCACCCTACGTCGTGCTGACGACCGCGAGCGCGCTGACGCTGACGACCTCGACGGGTACGACCGTGACCAACACGGACATTTACCCGCAGTTCGTCCAGGCGCGGTCGATCCTCTCGAAAGCCAACGTGCCGGCGACGACCGGGAGCCGGTGGGCGATCGTCGACCCGGACACCACGGGTCTGCTCTTGCAGGATACCGAGCACTTCGTGCGCGCCGGCGAGCTCGGCGACAAGGTCGTCCAGTACGGCCTGGTCGGCGGCGAGGAAGTCGCTCGCACCGCGGCCGAGGCCCCCGGCTTCGTCGGGATGGTCGCCGGATTCGCGGTGTACGAGACGCCGCACGTTCCCCGAAGCGGCGGCAACAAGTACCTCTTGTTCGGCGACAACGAGGCGATCAGCTACGCCGCGCAGATTACCGAAATCGAGGCGCTTCGCCTGCAGACGACGTTCGCGAACGCCGTCCGCGGTCTCTTGCTCCACGACGTCTTCGTCGCGGCCGAGAATTCGAAGCGGCTCGTCTCGCTGCTCTGCACGCAGTAACGCCGATCGTCTGAGTCTCCAGTGATCCGACCCCGGCCCGGGGCCTCTCCCGGGCCGGGCGTTCCCTTGCGCGACCGGCCGCGGCGGGAACTCCATACACAGAGACGGAGCTCGGTACACAGAGACGGAGCTCCTTACATAGAGCCGCCCCATGTCCAGCGCCCGCAAATTCACCGCGACGACCGACGTGATCGACTTCGGGGCGTCGACGCTCCTGAACGGGTCGGTCGGGTTCGCGTTTCACTTGGCCTTTACCCTGGCCAGCGGCACGACGGCGATCGGTACGAGCGGGCTTTTGAATCTCGTCTCGCAGTTCGGGAACTCCGCGCCGGATAATGCGCTCTGGTTCACCTATCAGTACGACAGCGGCGCCGCGGCGAACCGTCTTCAGTTCGTCGTCACCAACGGCGCATCGGCTTTTCAGGTCTGGCAATCCAACAGCGACACATTCGCGGCACTCGACGGCGACGGGCTCTGGCATTATCTCGAGGTCGACTGGAACGCGTTTGGAACGACCGGCTATTCCGGCGGCGGCGGCCCGCTCAACATCTGGCTCGACGGCGTGCTCGTGCCGATCACGCGGACCGTGGCGAACGGGGTCAGCTCGCTCGCATCGTCGACCGCGCACCTCGTGCTCGGCTATAACGGCTTCTGGTCGGCGCCGGTCGGAATGTCGATCGCCGACTTCGGCCTCTGGACGCTGACAAACCAGATTGCGACCGCGACCGTTTTCACGTCCGCCGACACCACGAACCTCGCGGCCGGCTACCCGGCCGAAGTGATCGAGGCCGTGGCGATCCCGACCGCCTCGCTCCCGTCGACGGTGCCCTTGCTCGACGCCGTGCCCATCACCGGGGCAAGCCCCGAGCTGGGCATCCTCGGCGCGCTCTCCGGGAGCGTCACGGGCACGTCGGTCGTCAGCGGGCCGCCGACGAAGCCCGCTTACGCCGCGCTCTATTCGCTCTCGTTCGGCGGCACGGCGCACTCGCCGGGAAACCTGACGGTCACGCTCCGATGGCTCCGCGCGACGGCCCCCGGATCGCCCGTCGTCTTCACGCCGACCAGCGCCTTAGGATCGTTCACGCCGACGACGATCACGCTCTCGTCGACGGGCTCCGACCAGGAATCCGCGACGCTCGCGATCGGTTCGGGCCACGGCAACGGCGGCTATACCGTGAACGTGTCGAACGGCGGCAATCTCTTGCCGCTCGCGATCCCGTTCACGATCGTCAGCCCGCAAGCGGTGATCGACTGGACAGCCCCGAATTGCGGGCTCTTGCCCGGCGGCAACATCCTCGCGCTTTGCGTCAAGGATGGCAGCGGCCACGCGACGCCCGTCGTCGGCGCCAACTCGACCGGCTGCACCATCACGAAGAACGGGGGCACGCCCGTATCGCTCGGCCAGGCGCTGTATAGCGGCAGCGGCGGCGCCGGCGACAACTTCGTCAGCTTCTACGTCGGCAGTCCGAAGCATGCCGCGATCATCGACGACCAGGGCACCGGATGGACCAGTACCGGCACCTGGAACCCGTACACGGCACAGTCGGCGACGTTCCAGCTCTTCAGCTTCAACGGCGACGGCTCGGGCGGCCTGTCCTACACGACGGACCACACCGCCACCGCCACGTACACGTTCACCGGAGTGCCGGCCGGCAGCTATTACGTCAGCCGGAACCTTCCCGACACGTTCTACGGCGGCTACGTCGGCGCCGGCGGCTGGTCGAATTCGGTCCGTTACACGATCACGGCCGACAGCACGACGCACGTCGACCTCGACCCGACCCAGGCCCCGACGTGGGACCGCAACGACCTCCTGTATCGCTTCAGCGACCTGGCGACGGTCACCTCGACGAGCGGGACGATCACCGTCACGATCTCCAATAACAACGCGTCGGGCAACACCCCGACCGACGCGATCCGGATCGAGCGCGTCGCCGACAAGTTCGCCAGCACGGGCGATACGCTCGTGCTGAACGCGCTCGACTCGTGGATCACGGCACACTCCGGCACGGTCGGCCCCGAAAGCAGCCGCTCGGTCCCGATCCTCACGGATACGACGTTCTTCCCGTTCGACTCGAGCGCCTCGCGAAACCTCAAGGTCGGCTACAACATCGGCGAGCTCGCCGACAGTTTCCCCCAGGTCGCATTCGCGAACCGGATGAAACTGGGGTTCTACTGGCGAGGCGCCAACGCCGTCTCCACCGACGCCAATTCCCAACTCCAGCTCGCGAGCGCGACGCCCGGCGATACCTGCAATTACCAGTTCCTCAACTGCTACGTGTTAGGAACCGGCGACGACGCTTACGGCTTCCCCCTGGCGAACCGCACGGGGCAGTGGTCGTTCAACTTCAACACATCCGGCAATCCGACGCTCGCGATCGAGGACGGCGGCCAGAGCGCGGTCGGAGTGTCGAGCGATCCGCCGTACACGGGCGGCCCCGGTACCAATATCATCTGGCGGCAGACGCCGAACTACACGAGCCAGCCCAAGCCGTTCTATAACCCGGCGCTGCAACTGAATTGCACGTCCAGCGGCAGCACGGACGACTTCATTTACCTCAACTGGATTCACGACCCCGACACGCCGGACGACTGGCCGCACACCGCGCACCCCCATTTTCTGGCCCGGCTGGCGACGTATAACCCGACCTATCCGTACGCGATCACCGGGAGCAAGTTCCCCGGCGGCTTCCTGCGCGGGCAGCACTTTATCGGCGTGCTCAACTCGCATTTTGCCAATTACTCGGACGAGCACTCGACCAGCAACCTTTCGTACTACATCGATTCGCGGATCCTCACCATCGGCGTGACGGCGTTCGACCCGGTCACGAGTAGCGACCCGACGACGCTCGCCATCGCGCAGCGGGTCTTTCCGCAGTCGGTCAACAATTCCGTGATCAAGGTCACCTGCGCGTCGCCGCACGGGCTCGCGACCGGCCACCAGGTCCTATTCAACGTCAACACGCAGATTTTCGCCGACACCGGATCCGTGATCCTCACGGGCACGCTCAACGGTACGGCCGTCGTGACGGGCCTCTCCTCGACGACTGGCCTTCGCAACGGCATGGAAGTCCTGGGAACGGGCATTCCGTATGACACCCAGATTCAATCGGTAGACTCATCGACCCAGGTCACCTTGAAGAACGCGGCGAGCGTCACCGCGACCGAGTCGCTCACGTTCGGCTGCACCAAGATCGACTCGACGCACATTATCTATGTGCTCGACGCGACGCATTTCATCCTTCAGAGCTACTCCGATAGCCAGGCATCGGGCGGACCCGACCCGACGACGCTCCTCGCCTCGCACACTCCGGACGGCGCGGGAACCCTGACCCTTGAGATGGGCGGGGGCGCGGCCCCGACGAAGGAGCACGTCCAGATCGCGCACGAGTGCGGCATGATCCCGTGGATCCAGGTTCCCGTCTGGGCCACGGACAGCTTCGTGATGGACGCCTTCGCCGACGTCAACGCCGTACTTTCGGCCGGCGAGTCGGTCGCTTTCGAGTACACCAACGAGCACTGGAACGGCGGCGCGGAAACGCCCGTGCCGCAGATGGTGCTCAATTCGAACGACCTGACTGGCCAGTGGCTCGCGTCGAGCGGCGCCACCGGCTGGCCCTGTGCGCAGACCGGGCCGAGCTGGTCGTATTACTACGCCCACCGCGCGGCGCAGTGTCACGCCCTGGCCATGTCGATGTGGACCGGGATTCCCTCGGTCGAGATTGACGGTGGGTTCGCCCAGTCAGGCGCCCTGGCGATCGCGTACGCCACGATCTCCGGCGGCGCCGTGACGGGAATCACGGTCACGAACGAGGGGATTTACTACACGTCGCCCCCGGCCGTCGTGATCTCCGGCGGCGGCGGCTCCGGCGCGACGGCGACCGCGAATCTCGACGGCAGCGGCCATGTGACGTCGATCACGGTCAATACCGGGGGGAGCGGGTACACGTCGGCCCCGACGGTGCAGATCGCCCCGCGGCGCGCGACCGGGCACGTCACGGTCGCCGGCGGCGCCGTGACCGGGATCGTGCTCGACTACCCGGGCCTCGGGTACGGCTCGACGCCGACGGTCCGGATCGCCGGCGGCTACGGCAGCGGCGCCACCGCGACCGCGACCGTTAGCGGGGGAGTGGTCACCGGCCTGACCCTGACGGCCGGCGGCTCCGGGTACACGACGACCGGCCGCGACCCGGCGAAGCTCATTCGCATCATGGGAGGATGGACCGGCCAATCTACCGTGCCCCCCGCGATCGGGGACTGGTGCCTGTGGACGGGCCGCACGTTCGACCGATTCGCGCCGGACGGATACCAGGACACGAACCCCACCGCCGCGCACTACGACAACGCGCTATCGTCCGGGACGATCACCGCGTGGATGGAACAGTGTTATCCCGACGACTTCGTCGACCTCTACGGCCTCGCCTCGCTCTATTCGGGCCGGTACGCGATCTCTGCCGGCCAGCTCGCTCTGTTGTCGGCCCCCCAGTACGTGGGGCAGTTCAGCAATGTGAAGCTCTGCAATTACGAGGCGGGCCCGTCCGACCTCGATCCGTACTACGCGTACGACCCGACTTCAAGAAACAACTTCGCGCTCCGCGCGAAAAACGCGCATGCGACCCAGCGCTCGCCACGGTTCTACCGCGCGCATCTCGCCGAGCTACAGTACCTCGATCAGCAGATGAATGTCGCCGAATACACGCGGTTTGCGATCGACGGGTTCGGCGGCCCGAGCTACGGGCAGGCATGGAACGTGTATCCGTCGGCGCTGCAAACGAGCGTCGGCACGGGCACGATCGGCGAGAACGCGAACCCGGCGAACGTCGCGGCGATGGTCCCGGAGGACGGCGGGGCCGAGCTCTATTACATGGGCATTCCGAGCCCCACGCCGACGCCGACCCCGACCCCGACTCCGACTCCAACCCCCACCCCCACACCGACACCAACGCCCACACCGACACCAACGCCGACCCGCCGGCGTTTCGCGTTCGATCGCCGTCAAAAACTTGTGCAGGCCGAATACGCCGGCCCGCTCGTCCTGAATCCGTCGCCTCCGATCACGGCGCCGGTGCCGGCGGTCGCGAGCGTGACGCTCGCGCCGACCGCGGGACCGCCGCCGACGACGCCGGCACGAGCCCCGGCACCGCCCGACGCGCGGCCGCGAAGGGCGCGCGCGGACACCGCACCGAATCCGCCGCGACCGGCCGGCGGCCAGCGCGGCAAGGGGAGGTTCTGACGTGGGGAAAAGCCTGAAGACACCCGAGACGAACCAGACGAAGGTCTTTCGCCGGATCGTTCAGCAGCTCAAAAACGACCCGACCGTGAAACGGCTCGTCGGGCCGAACCTCCGATCGTGGGAGGGCGTGACGGCCGACAAGAGCCCGTTTGCGCCGAGCGCGAACGCCCCGGTCGTGCGCCTCACGCCGAACCCCGTCGACGAGGACTGGTACAGCCCGGACGCGGCCGTGGAAACGCTCTGGGTCAAGGTCGAGCTCGGGATCAGCTCGACGTGCGTCGATGACGTGACGGACCTCTGGGGAGTGCTGCGAAGCGCATTGCTCCCGAATGGTCCCTCGGTCGGCGGCGGGACGTCGTTCGGGCTCGACCTGGCCGCGGTCGGCGCCGAGACGGGGGAAATCGTTTTCGGCGCGCCCGGCATCGCACCCCGGCCGGAAGCGAGCCCCGAAGGAACCATGTACGGCGAGGGCCGTTTTTACCTGCGCATCGTGAACACCGTTCAGCCGACTTAACAACCACCCGTGGAGCCTGAAAAATGGCCAACAGCACCGCCCGTGAATTTCTCTACATCGTGCAGGAGTCGGCGCTCGGTACTCCCGTGATGTCGCCCACGATCGGCACGAATTCGATCTTCGTCCGTCTGATCGACGGCAACTCGTTCACCATGTACGCGAAGCCGATCCAGGAACGGATTCCCTACGGCGGCGGCCTGGCAATCGCGTCGGAAGTGATCTCCGATCACTATGAGTGCAAGGGCCAGCTCAAGACGAAGCTCTATCCAGCGCAGGCCCAGTTTTTACTCAACTGGGGACTGCTCCGCATCAACTCCGGCCAGACGTCGCCCTGGACGACGACCGAGCTCGCCGGCGACCTCGCGAGCTGCACCGTCTACCACGCGATCCGCAAGAGCGACGGCACGTACTACCGCAAGACGTATAGCGGCTGCAAGGTCTCGTCGCTCCGCGTCGAGGTCTCGACCGACTCGACGACGGCGATGGTCACGCTCGGCCTGACGGCGTGCACGCAAACCGGCTACGGCACTGACACCGGCGACCCGTCGACGACGCCGTTCCCGGTCCCGACCGAGGTCGAGATGCCGCTCACGCCCTACACGTTCCACCAGACGTCGGGCCAGCTCTCGATCGGCGGCGCGACGCGGACCCAGTACCGCGACCTCGCGATCGCCGTCAACAACGCGCTCGACGGCCAGTGGTTCGAGTCCCAGGGCCTTTCGATCCTCAACTGGTACGGCCGCGAGAGCACGCTCGAGACGACGCTCTATTTCAAGGGCACACCCGACGATCGCTCGCCGTTCGAGCTCTCGACGCCCCAGGCCGCGAGCGTGACGTTTCAGAACAACGTCACGGGGCAAAACCTTACGGTGCAGCTCAACGCGCAGAACGTCGTCACGGATCTCCCGTTCGATCTGCCGCTCGACAAGGCGTACACGCAAAAAATGACCCTGCTCAACACGTTCGACCAGACCGCGGCGGCCGATATCTCGTTCAGTTTCGCGTGATCCAGTTGGCCGCTTCCTGGTCGAACGCCTCATCACGCGGCGGTTGCCAGCCCGATCGATCGAGGCGACGGACCGCCTTTCGCTTCGGCGCTTCCTTCGTCGGTAAGAGCAGCTCGACCAGGACGCCGAACGGCCCGAGGAGGAAGCCGAGCAAGGCGCCCTCGTTCGGGTCGCGGTGTTTCTGGTCGGCGACCCAGCGGCCGAGCATCGCGAAGACGAGGCCGCCGACCAGGCCGGCGAGCAGCATCACCAGGTAGAGCGACATGGGATCTCCCGTAAGGACCATAGAACGTGGCCGAATCGTTTGCATTCCGGCTGCGCGGAATCGAGCCCACGGATAATACGTTCCGCGGTTCGGACGAGTCGGTCAAGCGGGCGTTCTGGGCCTTCGTCGCGCGCAAGGGCCTCGAGGTCTTTCGCCGACGGTGCAACCGCGGGCTCGACCGCTTCGGCCGACCGCTGATCCCGATCGCCGAATCGACTCGGCGGCGCGGGCGCTGGCGGTCGCACACCGGCCAGGGCACCGCCGACAACCCGCCGCTCGTGCCGGCGATGGGTCTCTCCCGGACCGAGGAGCTCTTGCGCGGCCGCGGGTTCGTCGATCACGCGGAATGGCACTGGGCGGTCGACGAGGTCACGGGCAAGCACTGGGGACGGATCCTCGGCTACCACCGCGCCGGCCTGGGCCGCGGTCTCTACCGCGACGTGATCGGGTGGAGTGACGACGACGTCGCCGAGCTGCGGCAATATGGCGCGGTCTGGTGGCACGGCTACCGAAACGCGATCGCCGTCGCCGAGGCGGCCGAGCGGCTCGAGCTGCCGGCCGAGCGCATGAAACAGCTCGCGACGCGCGAGCCGGTGCGGTTCAGGGTCACCGGCCGGATCGATATCGATCGGTTCACCTTCGGCATCGGCGCGCAGCGCGAGACGGTCCGGCGGTCGATCGACGAGGGATACTTTTCCGGCTTCCGCCAGCTCGGCAAGCCGCGACCCCCGGCCGCGGCGGCGGCGAAGCCCAGGCCGAAGCCCCGGCCCCCCGCGGTGCTCCACGCGGCGAGCCTGAAGCCGAAGCCCGCGGCGGCTCCGGCCCCGGCTCCGAAACCGCAGCCCGCGACACCGCCGCCCGACCTGGCGGAATTCGCCCGGCGCGTGCTCGAGGTCGCGGCGACCGTCGACGAGTCGGGACGGTTCGGGCCGGACAAGGTGTTCATCTCCGCGGCCTGGGCGGCGTACGTGCGCCGGTACGGGCCGATCGGCCTGACAGAGTTCAAGCGGTTGCTCGCGCTGGCGACCAACGCCCGCTATCTCGACCTCAGCCGCGCGAACATGGTCGAGGCGATGGACGCGGCCACCGTCGCCGCGAGCGAGACGACGCACCCCCTGGGTATCGGCGAGTGGCATTTCGTGAGGCTCGGCCGCTATGGGTCGTTTTAACGTCGACGCGCTCGATCGGATTCGCGGGCAGATCGAGCGCTTTCGCAAGCCCGACGTTCGCCCGCTCCTGACGCGGTGGGAAAAGCGGATCGTCGCCGACAACACGCGCGGCATCCTCGACGGCAAGGACAAGGACGGCCGCGACATGGCCGCCGTCACCTACCGTCCCGGAAAGCAGACGTCCAAGTGGGGCGTGAAAGAACAGCGCAAGCTCGAGCGCCGTGCGGTGTTCACCGGCGGCAAGTTTGCGGAGACGGCGCACAACAATCTCACCGGCGCTCAGTACCGGCGGCTCGCCGGGCCGCCGCTCGCACCGCGGGGGAAGTTTTCGCGCGTGATCACGAACCTCTACACCGGCCAGGGGTACGACAGCGCACGCCGGGTTTATTACGCGGTCGGCGCCTGGGCCGACGTGCTCTCGGGCAAGGGGATCGCGTTTCTCATCTATCACTTCGCCGGCGGCGGCCGGCTCCCCCGGCGCGATCTCCGCGGCATCCGTCCACAAGGTCAAGCGGAGTGCCTCCGCGACCTCGAGGACTGGGGCGACGAACACGCGAGGGCCTCGTTTCGATGAGCAACAATCTCCAGTTCGGCGCCGAGCTCGCCCTGACTGGGCAGCAAACCGCGGTCGACACCGCGGCGAAGGTCGCGGCGCTCAAAGCCGCGATGCTCGACCTCGCGCAGTCCTACGCCCGCGAGGAGATCAGCCAGGAGGAATTCGCGGCCGCGCTCAAGTCGCTCAACAGCGACCTGAGGACCAACGAGGCCGCGCTCAAGATCCTGAACGCCGCGATCCGCGACGAGGCGATCGCGACGGCCAGGGCGAACACGGAAGCGGCCGAGGCGGCGGCGGCCGCGGACCGTGCCGCGGCCGAGGCGGCCGAGGAATGGGCCGCGGGGCAGCGCCAAGCGGCCGAGGCAGCGCGCGAGGTCTCCGCGGCACGGAAGCAAGGCACGGCCGGGCCCGCGCTCGACGTCGCCGCGATCGAGCGCGCGGCGGCGGCCGAGGAAGCATTCCGGCTCGAGCTGGCGGCGGTCGACCGCGAAGTGATCCGGATCGTCGCCACGCAAGAGCAGCTCATTGCGTCCGACGCGCAGCTCGCGACGGCGAGCGTCCAGGACGCGGCGGCGATCGCCCAGAAGATCGCGGCCGAGGACGCCGAGCTGCGGGCGATCGAGCGGGCGATCGCGGCGCACAACGCCTGGCAGGCCGAGCAAGAGCAGCTCGCGGCCGAGGCCGGCAAGGCCGCTAATGCTATCTGGGCCGAGGATCGGGCGCTCGAGGCGTTCACCGCCGACGTGTCCGCCGCGACCTCGGCGCAGGGCCGCCTCGGCGGGGCGCTCGGCGGCACGCGGGCCGGCATGTCGACCTTGAATATGCAGATTCAGGCCGGCTCGTTCGCGTTCCAGGACTTCGTCAGCACGTCGGGCGACGTCGGGCAAAAGCTCAACAGCATTACCAACAACCTGCCCACGCTGCTCCTCGGCCTGGGCGGCCTCGGCACCGTGATATCGGTCGCGGCGACGGCCGGCGTCGCGCTGTACCGCAACTGGGACACGCTCGCGGGATTCTGGGAGACGCGGAACCCGTTCCCGAAGGCCGCGGACGATATCGACGGCCTCAAGCGCGAGCTCGACCGGGCGAAAGACTCGCTCGAAAAGATGGAAGCGGCGGCCAAAGGCAACGCGGCCCAGCTCGAGGAGTACAACCGGCTGCGGACGCGGACCGCCGAGCTCGAGCGAGAGATCGCCGATCAACAGGAACGGCAGCGCGACCTCAAGCGATTGCTCGAGGCCCCCGGCGAGGAGCAAGAGGGCCGGGCGAAGGGATTTCAGGAGGCGGTCAAGGGCCGCGGTCCGCAGACGCTCGCGACGCTCACGGATGCGCTGCGCCAGGACCAGGAGGACTACATTCGCCAGCAGCGGCTCGTGACCGAGAACGCGATCTTCGACATTCGCCAGAGCGGCAAGACGGACGAGGAGAAAGCCCGGCTCGTCGCCGGCGAGTGGCAGCGGTTCGAGTCGCTCGTGAACGGCCTCCGGTCGGCGCAGAACCGGCCGGAGAAGCTCGCCGAGGATCTCATGATCCGGCTCAGTCGCGGCGAGGAATCGGCCTTTCGGCAGCTCGACCGGCTCACGCGCGAAACGACCGTGATGTTCGGCGACCTGGTCGCACGGATCGACCAGGCGAACCCGGTCCTGAAGCGCAAGGTCGACGAGTTCTGGAAGGGGATCGAGGACGAGGTCGACGCGGACATTCACGCGTTCAAGAAAGAGCGCGCGGCCGGCGAGAAGATGGCGCGGGAGTTCTGGGCGTCACTCGGCCAGGAGGTCGCCGAATACATAAAGGAAGTCAAGAAAGAGGGCCGGGCCCAGAAAGCGGCCGACGCGACGGAAGCCAAGGCCGACACGAAAGAGGAAAACGATGCACGGAAGGCCGAGCGTAAGAAGTTCGAACAGACGGGCGTCGCGGCCCAGGCCGCAGCGATCTACTCGCAGGCCCGTGCCCAGGGCGCGACGGCCGACCAGGCGTTTGACTTCACGACTCAGCAGGCGTTGCAGTTTTTGAATCGCCCCGTCGGCCGCGACCGGCGCGGCCGCGTCGTG